ATATGTGGTAGGTAGTCAATTTGATAATGTGTACAAGTACGACATAGGCGTCCCTACAAAAATAACCCTACCAGCATCTGTGGTCGGCACAACTAGTGCCACACTTAAAGACCAAAGAGCAACATACGAGTTCTTTACATCAGATGGTGGCACGACAGTTAATCTTATAGGCGAGGAGATAGTATGACCAAAGCAAGAGAACTTTCTGAACTAGCCCATCTGACTTCGGTCTCTGGGACAACTGCCACTGTTGATGGAACCATAGTAGCAACAACCTTTACAGGTGATGGATCATCTTTAACTGGAGTAGGTACATTTAAACCTACATCAGTTACGGGTGCTACACCTTCTTTAAATGTGGGTACGTTTAACTTCTTTGATCATGGAACAACCACAGCCAACACAACGGTTAGCTTCTCTAGTGTGCCTACTAATGCCAACTGGAGGTATACCTACAGTCCCGGTGTGGCTAGTGGTTACAGTTTTTCCGATATTTCCAAGGCATCTAGTGAGTTTGTTGTTAATAACGCAACCAACGGCGCTACCGCACTAGCTGAGTCGGCTGGTATATACTTTAAACCAGACGGTTTAAAATTTTGGATAGTAGGCCATAACTCCGATGCTGTTCATGCTTTCACACTAAGCACAGCTTGGGATGTATCTACTGCTTCCTCCGATAGTGTCTCCTTTAGTGTGGCCTCTCAAGAAACTGCACCCTTCGCCCTGACGTTTAAACCAGATGGAACTATGTTCTTTGTTGGTGGTAATAGTGATGCTTTATACAGCTACACTCTAACTACCGCTTGGGATATCTCTACGGCTAGCCACTCACAAACTAAATCGGTGACCGGACCAGCTAGAGGTGTGTTTGACGTAACTTTCTCACCGGATGGTTATAAGGCTTGGATGATATTAAATGATAACAGGGTTTGGTATTGTACACTAAGCACCGCTTGGAGCTTGAGTACAATGAGTATAACTTCAACCTACAATAACTTTGTAGCGCAAGGCGAAGTTCACAACTTCCTATGGAACAATGATGGAACTAAGTGTTTTATAACTCAAGTAAACAGTTTCGCTGCATACTCATTTACTGCATCTACACCTTATGATATATCTTCTAGTAACCTTTCAAATCCAACTCGCGCGGATTTCAAAACATCTGGTGGTCAGAATAGCAGGAAACAGGGGATAGCGTTTAGTAACGATGGAAAATTATTTTATACAGTTGGGGATGAAGATCTTCTGCTCCAATACAACACAGGAGTTGCTTCAAGCTTAACATTGCCAACCTCTATAACTAATCCACCTAGTCTAATACCTTTGATTGGTAAAACAGCAGTCTATGAGTTCTTTACATTAAATGGTGGAACCACAGTTAAACTTATAGGCGAAGAGATAGTATAGAAAATCTTAATAGGAGAATAGAATGTCAGGATATATAGGCATACAGCCAGTCCCGCAGGCTACACAGACAAGAGATGCATTTGATTGTACAGCAGGGCAGACCAGTTTCCCAACGGGAGGATACTCGCCTGGATTTCTTGATGTGTTTCTTAATGGGGTAAAACTCGCAGCGGTTGATTTCACAGCTACCAATGGTTCGGATATTATCCTAGCCACTGGGGCTGCTCTCAATGATGTGATGGAAGCAGTAGCTTACACTACATTTCAAGCAGGCATACCAGTAAATCTAGTAGATGGCGGTTTTGCCAACAGTGTTTATACCGCTGCTCAAACTATAAATGGAGGATCGGCAAGTGGCTGATAAGATTCAAATACGCCGTGATACGGCTTCTAACTGGACATCGGCTAACCCCGTCCTTGCACAAGGTGAGTTAGCATTAGAAACAGATACTAAGAAAATAAAGGCGGGTAATGGTACAGCGGCATGGTCAGCTCTAGCCTACTACGCTATTGAAGCCAATTCGGATGGGTCTATAACAACACCTAAACTTGCAAATGAAGCTGTAACAGAAGCCAAGATTAATATATCTAATGCTCCAACTAATGGCTACATGCTTACAGCACAGTCAGCAGCAAGTGGAGGTATGACTTGGGCTGCAGTTGGGGCTTCAGCCCCCGTTGAGTTGCTCTCTACAACTACTATTAGTTCCAACGTCCAATATGTTGCGCTGAGTCTGCCAACGGGATACGTAGAGTATCAAATAAATATAAGTGATATAAAGACCAACTCCAATTTTCCTATTTTGCAGGCACATTACAGCACGGACAATGGTAGTAATTATGATATTAGCAATAATTACCGTAACAGATCTTCTGGCAACGGTGCAACGAACCACCTTCGCATGCATGATGGGGAGATGCGCGGTGCTAGTTATTTTCGCCTTTCAATACAAGGGGCAAAAATGACTGCTCGAACAGTAATGACAGGTGTGGGTCTTCCATGTTCTGTCGCAAGTGAGACAACTTATGATTTTACTTCTTGGCTTGCAGGTGGGGTTTACGTATCTGATAGCGTAGTTACAAACGTAAGGTTTAAAGCTAGTGACAACTCAAGTTTCAATCAGGGTGTAATTCACATGTACGGGGTAAAGGGGTAAAGTAATTATGACAAATAAATATATAGACGGTAATTTAGTCGAAATGACAGCCGAAGAGATTGCGGAAGGTGAAACCTCATATGCAAGCTATCTGGCTGCACTACCCGCTCTTAATGCTGATAAAGCCCGAAGTGAGCGTAACTCCCTTTTAGCAAAAACAGATTGGACTTCTGCAAGTGACCTCACAATGTCATCTGATATGACAACATATCGTCAGGCTCTTAGAGATGTTCCAACTCAGGCTGGGTTCCCAACAAGTATCACTTGGCCTACTAAACCTTAGTGAAATTCTCTAAGTTCCTTATAGGGGGGTCTAAGGATCCCCCTTCGGATTAATTAACATATAACAATATCACGAGGATATACATGCGCAATATTACTTATGAGGGTCCATCTACTCCCTTGTCTCAAGAATTAGATGAAATGAAGTACAGACAAAAGGGAGAGACCTTTGATGGTAAAATTAAGCGCATTGCACGAGCACTGTGTGATAGTGTAGAGCACCAGTGGTTACTAGAGAATATCATTGGACTGCAAAGGTTTCTTCCAGCTGGTCGAGTGCAGTCTGCAATGGGTGCTGGTAAGCTTGTCACTGCTTACAACTGTTTTGTATCAGGTGAAATTAAAGATAGTATGGATTCTATTATGGATCGTGCTAAAGAAGCAGCAGAGACAATGCGAAGAGGGGGTGGTATAGGATATGATTTCTCTAAAGTACGCCCTAGAGGTACTCAAATTAAATCATTGGAGAGCCAAGCTAGTGGGCCTATTTCTTTTATGTCTATATTTGATGCAGTGTGTCAAACCATTAGTAGTAGTGGCCACAGACGAGGCGCACAGATGGGTGTCTTACGTATTGACCATCCCGATATTGTTGACTTCATTACTTCTAAACGTAATTCTGATAAGCTTACTGGTTTTAATATATCACTAGGCATTACTGATAAATTTATGGAAGCTCTCTCTAAAGAGGATGACAGCTTTAACCTAATCTTTGATGGCATTGTACATGAAACAGTCTCTGCTAAGGAGATCTGGGATCTAGCAATGGAGTCTACATGGGATTGGGCTGAACCCGGTGTCTTATTTATTGATCGTATCCAAGAGATGAATAACTTATACTACTGTGAGGACATTAGTGCAACTAACCCATGTGGTGAACAGCCTCTTCCTCCCTATGGTGCCTGTCTTCTAGGCTCTTTTAACTGCACTAAGTATTTAATTAATAAGAATGGTAAATATACATTTGACTTTGCTCAATTCAAAGAAGACATCCCTCACGTTGTTCGTGCTATGGATAATGTTGTGGATCGTACTATTTACCCACTGAAGGAACAAGAAGATGAAGCGAAGAATAAGCGGAGAATGGGACTCGGCGTTACAGGTCTTGCTAATGCAGGCGAAATGCTTGGATATGAGTATGGGTCTAAACCGTTCCTCCGATGGATGGAAAAAGTCTTCGCATGTCTCAGAGACAACACCTACTACGCATCAGCAAAACTTGCAGAAGAGAAAGGAGCATTCCCTCTCTATCGTGAAGAGTACCTGAAGGGTAACTTTATTCGTACACTCCCAGCATTTGTTCAGAAGGAGATCCGAAAGCATGGTATTAGGAACAGCCACCTCACATCTATTGCGCCTACTGGGACAATCTCCCTCGTGGCAGATAATGTCAGTGGAGGAATCGAGCCAGTCTTTTCACATTCATACGAGCGTACCATCCAGACTTTTGACGGACCACGTTATGACAACGTTAAGGACTATGCTTTTGCACGAGGAGTCGAAGGACGAAAGGCAGATGATATTTCAGTTTATGAACACTTAGCTGTTTTAACTTTGGCTCAGCACTACATTGATAGTGCTTGTTCTAAAACCTGCAATGTAGGAGGTGATGTCAGCTATGATGATTTCAAACGTGTTTACGAAACGGCATGGAAAGAGGGAGCCAAGGGCTGTACTACATTTAGGATCACAGGAAAACGCTACGGAATCTTCAATGAGACCGTGGAAGCGGAAGCGGAAACAGAGGGCCAGATTGAAATCCCTTCAGAGGCGGATAGAAAGAAAGCAGAGGCGTGTTTTTTTGATCCGACTACTGGACAGCGAGAGTGCTCGTGAGTTATTAGATTAAAACAGGAGGTAGCGATGCCACTACAGATTATACCGATTACAGATCTAGCATCAGCAGGTCTAGTAGAAGATGCTCCAGCAGTGTCGCTACCACCTAATGTCTTTTCAGATGTTAAGAATGTTCGTTTTAGTGGTGGGGCTGTAAAAAGGTTCCCATCCGATGTTGATAAGCTTACATCTCTTACTAATGTTAAGTACGTTGCATTCTGGCCTTCAACACTTGGAGATAGGTATGTAGTTATTTCAGATGATAATACGAATACAACTTTTACAGTGTACAATGATAGCTTCTCTGTTGTGGCTGGACAGGGTGGTGCCAACACTGGGGTAACTGGTGGGAGTTGGCAGCATACTTTGTTTAATGGTGGTTATCATATCATCTTTAACAATACTAACTCTACCCCTGTGTTTCTACAAGATGATACAGCGGGAGTGACACCTCTTCCCGGATGGGATTCTTATGCTGTTGAAGAAGAAATGACTTCCTTTGAGCATGATGGTTCTTCAGGATCTGTAGAAGTTAAAAACACTGTGTTTGTAAATCCAGGAGCAGGTAAGTCAATCTCTATTAAGATTACTTCGCTCCCTCGTAACACATCTTCACCTATACACACTGAAACAGTTACTATAAACTCTTCAGGTGTTGTATCTCCGGACGCTACATTGGTTAACATTGGTACAATTTCTGGTGTTGATTACGCAAACAACTTTTTTAACTTCACTCCAGACACATCATCTGGTGGTACTGTTTACAATGTCTTTGTAACAACCACCCCTGTGTCTACTGTTACAGCAGGTGTTGTTAGATCTTATGGTAACTTGATAGTTGCAGGTAACCTCAAAGAAACAGGAGGTCGTACCCTTACAGGTACTGTCAGAACCTCTGATGTTGCAGGTCCAGGATTTCTACCTCAGAATTGGAACCCCTTTAAGAGAGGGGCTAATACTGCAGATGAATTTATCTTAGCTTCTACAGGAACTATTCAAGATCTTGCAGAGCTACAAGGTGTGATGTACGTATATACAGACTCATCTATACACTCTATGCAGCGAACCGACTCTACTGTTATTCCTTTTCAAATTGCTACAGTGACTGATAACTATGGTGTACATAATACAGATGGTGTAATTGAAGTAGATGGTACGCACATTGTATATGGAAGTGATGATTGTTATAAGTTTGAAGGACATCCTGGATCCATTGCATCTATTTCTGATGGTCGTGTAAGAAACTTTTTCCGTAATAACTCAACAATTAAATCTGTTAGGTTTAATAAGTATGATGAGATCTGGTTTTGGAATACCTCAACTATATATG